TATAGAGAGTAGTCTCTATTTATTTATGCGTTTAGCTTTTTCATCAACTATTTACTTACGATAATACGAATATAAATACTTATTTCGAAGATTATGTTATAATGCTGCAAGGAGATAACACATAATGCCAGTCAAATCATTCAAATTCATTTCACCAGGTATCTTCATCAACGAGATTGACAACTCCCAGTTGCCAGCAGTTGGAGCGGAGATAGGTCCAGTCATCATTGGACGTACCGAGAGAGGTCCAGCAATGCGCCCTGTGAAAGTAAACTCATTCTCAGAGTTCGTCGAGGTTTTCGGAAACCCTATCGCAGGCGGACAAGGTGGAGACATCTGGCGTGACGGAAACTACACCACACCGACTTATGCCTCTTACGCCGCACAAGCATACCTCCGCAACTCAAGCGCCGCTACAGTGGTTCGTCTCTTGGGAGCCGAAGAAACTGGACTATCAGGTCCAACAGGAAAAGCAGGCTGGCAAACAACTTTAGACAACTCAGCTACTCCTGCATCCAACGGTGGAGCATACGGACTTTTCGTATTTGAATCAGGTTCAGCAGGAACGCAAGTAGACGGCGTTCTAGCCGCAGTCTGGTATTTGACTACTGGTTCTATCGAACTTTCAGGAACATTGAGAGGCGGCGGAGCCGCACAATCAGCCGCTGCTCTTTACGCAGATAACGAAGGAGAATATAAGGCAGTTATCTTAGGCTCTGGCTCGGCAGTTTCACAAGAAGTTTCTTTCAACTTCACTCCCTCCTCTTCAAAGTATATCCGAAAGGTATTCAACACTAACCCAACTTTGACTAATAGTGCAATAACTGACACAGATCAATTAGAAACATATTGGCTTGGACAAACATACGAAGGACACCTTGCGAATGTTGTCGGAACAAGTATCGAAAACACTGTTGGAGCAGTTCTAGGACTTGACTTATCAGGTTCAGCCGAAAGCGCTGCCGACTTCCGTGGAGGATTCCAAGCAGCACAAACTCCTTGGATTATCTCACAGGATTTAGGTGCCTATGCGAACTATCAAGCCGAGAACATGACAAAGCTATTCAGGTTCCATACTCTCGACGCAGGTGAGGATGAGCAAAAGAAGCTCAAAATCTCAATCGCAGACATCAAGGCTCCAACGAGCCCAGATCAGAAATACGGCACATTCAGCGTTCTCGTAAGAGACGCAAGAGATAATGATAACGCACCAGTTGTTCTTGAGAGATACAGTTCAGTAAACTTGAACCCTGCTTCCAATAACTACATCGGACGAAAAATCGGAGATCAATACCTCTCTTGGGACGACACCGAACGCCGTCACCGTGTTTATGGAAACTACGTAAACGCATCTAAGTTCATCAGAGTAGAAGTGAATGAAAGCCAAACAGACGCATCATTACTTCCATTCGGTTCATTCGGACCAGTTCGTATGAAGTCATGGACATATAACTCGGCTAACAGCGCCTCTGTTCCAGATTGGGCTTGGGCACAGGGAGGAGGCAGTATTCCTTTGGCTGAAGGTACAAACTTTATCGAAAGTGGAGCAGACGGAGCAGACGGGTTCACAGGAAGTGTATACTACCCAGCAATCCCGCTAAGAGCAAGCGCCTCCGCTGGAGATCTTTCAGATCCAAAGAACGCCTACTTCGGCATCGACACAACCCAGAATGGCAACAATCGCCACGATTCAAGCTATTCAGACGTCGTTCGTATGCTTCCACCTGTTATAGGCTCATTCGCAACTGGAGATTCTACTGAATACTCATACATGTTCTCTCTTGACGATGTATCAGCCTCGTCAGACACTGGCGTCGAACTAGGCGTCTGGGTATCTGGTTCACGCTTGGCAGGAAACTCTTGGACAAGTAGTTCATATACGGCAGTTCTCGATAACGGATACAACCGTTTCACCGTTCCACTCTACGGCGGTTACGACGGATTGAACATCACCGAGAAAGATCCATTCAACTATACTCGTGCTCTCGCAGACGGAACCGATTCTACAAAATACGCTTACTACTCAGCAAAGCGAGCAATCGACACCGTAGCTGATCCAGAAGTAGTAGAATACAACCTAATGGCTATGCCAGGTATTTACCACGCAGGACTCACTTCCCACATGATGGAAGTATGCGAGGCTCGTGGAGATGCTCTTGCAGTCATCGACTTGGATTCTGGCTACAGAACAAGCGCTGAAAGCACCGATACTATCGCAAATAGAGTCGGAAGTGTTTCAACCGCAATCAGTAACCTAAACACAAGAGGAGTAAACTCATCTTATGGTTGTGCTTACTATCCTTGGGTTCAAATCAACGACTCTATAAGTAATAGCCTCCTCTGGGCACCGCCTTCAATCGTTGCTCTTGGGACATTCTCAAGTTCGCAACGCAAAAGCGAACTATGGTTTGCTCCTGCTGGATTCACCCGAGGTGGATTGACAGAAGGTTCCGCAGGGATTGGAGTCATTCAGACTCGCGAGAGATTGACTTCTAAGGACAGGGATAACTTATACGAAGCAAACATCAACCCGATTGCTTCATTCCCAGCAGAAGGAATCGTAATCTTCGGACAGAAGACGCTTCAAGTGACTCCTTCCGCTCTCGATAGAATCAACGTTCGTCGTCTAATGATTTATGTGAAGAAAGAAATCTCACGCATGGCAGCAACCGTACTCTTCGATCAGAACGTTCCAGCAACTTGGAACCGTTTTATGTCGAAAGCAGAGCCATTCTTGAGAAGCGTTCAAGCAAGACTTGGACTTTCAGACTTCAAGATAATCCTTGACGAAAGCACAACAACCGCAGACTTGGTTGATAGAAATGTCATGTATGCCAAGATATTCCTCAAACCAGCACGCTCAATTGAGTTCATAGCACTTGACTTTGTTATCTCAAGCACAGGTGCAGGATTCGAGGACTAAACTAAACTAATGACTATTTATATCAATAGGAGAAACAAATAATGTCAACAGATTTCTGGTCAAACCCCAATTTCGAGCCAAAGAGAGCCTTTAGGTTTCTTATAGAGTTTACACCTGGTGCTGGAGGAACTGATCTAGATAGCGCTGGCAACAGCCTTCAGTTTCTTGCCAAGTCTGTAGATCGTCCATCTTACACTGTAAGTTCAAACGCTCATTCGTTTTTCAATCACACATTCCACTATCCAGGAAGAGTAACTTGGAGCACCATTAGTCTCACATTGGTTGACGCTGTTAGTCCAAATGCATCGGATATTTTCATGAAATATCTCGCAAACATCGGCTACAACAATCCTGCCGACATTAATGCCGCTACTGGTAGAACAATCACCAAGCAGACGGCAACTGAGGCAATGGGTAGACTTCTTATCAAGGAAATGGGAACTTCTCCAGACGGCACCGCAGAGCCGAAAGGCGAATGGAATCTTATGAACGCCTTCATTACAGAAGTATCCTTTGGTTCTCATGCTTATGATTCCGAAGATATGATAGACATCACGTTGACTATCCAATACGATTGGGCAAACTACAGCGCATAAATAATAAATAACGCTTGAAACAATAATCCAAGCGTGTTATACTATAAGGACATAATACAAACAAATACATTAGAGGTGTAAATGTCGAGAAATAAAGGACGCACGAAGGCAACTTCCCCTGCGCCAGCACAAGCAGTCAAAGCTGCTCCAACTCAAACCACAGGGTTGTCCTATGTGACGCCCACAGAGTTCGTAGAACTTCCTTCCCGAGGACAGTTCTATTCAGCGGATCACCCGCTCCACAACCAAGAGACTGTCGAACTCCGTTATATGACAGCCAAAGACGAGGACATCCTAACCTCTCAGGCGCTACTCAAGAACGGACTCGCAATAGACAGGCTCGTATCTAACCTCATCGTCGATAAGAACATCAACCCAGACGACTTGCTCATCGGAGACAAAAACGCTCTCCTAGTCGCAGCAAGAGTATCAGGTTATGGTGCAGACTATACAGTCCAAGTATCCTGCCCCTCCTGCGGCACCGCACAGGCGCACACCTTCGACTTGACTGAGTTTGAAAATAACGAGGGCATTCAGCCCGACGAAAATACTGACAGCGGTGTAGCGGCGACTGACAACGGAACTTTCACAGCAGTCCTGCCACGAACAGGGTACACCGCAGAGTTTCGTCTCTTCACCGCTCAGGACGAGAAGAATGCTATGCAAACCTCCGCTAAGAAAGCAAAGCACAAACTTGCCGACTCTGCGTCAACCGACTTGCTAAAAATCCTAGTTGTATCCGTAAATGGCGTCACCGACAGAACAGAAGTCAACAACTTCATCGACAACATGCCAGCACAGGACGCAAGGCATATTAGAGGCTGTGTTCAAGTTGTTACACCAAACGTCAATATGAATCAGCCTTGCGAATGTTCATCCTGCGGTACAGTTACCGACGTGGAGGTGCCGTTTACTGCGGAGTTTTTTTGGCCTAAACAGTGAGTACATGGAGAACGTTTACGAACAGTTCTTCTATCTCAAGCACCACGGAGGGTGGAGCTTCATTGAGGCATACAATCTTCCAGTACAACTAAGAAACTGGTTCGTCCGTCGCTTATCAAAACAGTTCGAAGACGAGAACGAAGCAGTTAAGAAAGCACAAAAGAAGAAATGATAACAGAGAGCGGGCATTATTGCCCGTTTTCTTTTTGTAAGAGACTATTTATAAAGCAACGACTTTATGCGGAGGGCATAGAATGAATAAAGATAACGATTTGGTTCCACTCGAAATCAACCTGAACGCTAAGGCAGAGGGCACTCTTAACGAGAGTTGGCTCGCAATGTTCGGTGGAGCTATCGAAACAATTATGGCAGGTATGTTCGGAGGATCAAACATCCCCGTGAGCGTAACAGGCACCAAGAAGCAAATTGGTTCTTTTCAGAAAGCACTTGGACACGAGGCAAAATACCTCAAAGCAATGAGAAAATACGGATTAGACAATCCAGCATCTCACAAGTCAAAGGCATCTCTCGACAGAGCAATCAAGAACTTCGAGTCAGATACTGGCATCGTTTGGCCATTCAAGTAGGGGGATAGTTAAGAGTGGCTTTAACGAAAGATCAATTAGAGGGACTGTTTGATAATCTGAAGGATTCTTTATCTGGCGAGCAGCACGATGAATTCTCAGAGATCATAAAGAAATTTGAGAAGACGCTTAACGACAGCAGCAAGTCTATCAAAGAGCAGATAGAAGCGTATGATGAACTCCGAGATAAAATCAGGGAAACAGGCGATGCAGCAAAGAGTTTCGAGAACGCCCTCGAACGCTCAATAAAAACATTCACAGGTGTTACTACTTCTTCCAATTCTCTCGTCGGATCGTTCTTCAAGCTACGAGAAGAGACGGGAAATAACGAGAAGGCATTCAAGAAAGCAAAAGATACATTTACAAAGACATTTACTGCTCTCAATATCGGCGTCTCCATTATGGACAAGGTTGTCCAATCGACGATAGCGATGGCAGTCGCAAACGATCAAGCCTTAGCATCCTTCAACAAGTCAACAGGTGCAGCAGGGCATTACAACAAGGAACTTTACCAGCTTGAGAAGTCGAACCGCCGTCTCGGAATCTCCACCGCAGAAATCGGAGAATCATACCAAGCTCTAATGGGTGGACTCTCGGGCTTCGGAACAATGGCGCAATCCGAAAGAGAGCGCCTCGGAGAACTCGGAGCACAATACGCCAAAACTGGAATATCAGCCTCTGACTTCGCAGGCTCTGTTGAGACGATGACGAGAGGATTCGGAATGTCAACTACTGCCGCTTCAGGAATGGTTGAAGAGTCAAGACAACTAGCTCAAGCTTTGGGAAGAGATGTTGGATCAGTGGTGTCCGAACTCAATCAATCTTTGCCTCAATTGGCATCATACGGCGACGATGCCGTCGATATATTCTTTGATTTGGAAAGGCAAGCCCAGAGAACGGGCTTGGCAGTATCAGAACTCACCTCCATCGCAGGAAACTATAGAACATTTGATTCCGCAGCAACCGCAGCAGGAAATCTAAATGCCGTTCTCGGAACACAACTGTTTAGCACAATGGGATTACTTGAAGCTCAACTTGAAGGACCAGAGGCAGTCATAGAGTATATGTCGGAGAACCTCGCAAACTCCATCGGAGACTGGAACTCTCTGAACACTTTCCAGAAGGAAGCGACTGCCAATGCCGCCAACATGAGCGTTGAGCAAATGAACAATCTGATGAATCAGAGAAACATGACGAGAGAAGAGAGGGAGAGAATAACTACTCAAAAAGAAGCAATGGCATCGGCAAGGAGCATGGCTGAAGAGTTCAAAATCCTCATGGCTGAATTCGCAGTCGCAATCCAGCCCACTTTTGAAATCTTCAAGCATATTATTGGATGGTTTTCAACTGGACTACAATTCCTGAACAAATGGACAAAAGGTTTCGGAGGATTGGCACTTCTAATTGGAGGCGCTCTTGCATTGTCATTTGTCAAAGCTGCGGGAAAAGCGCTAATAATGAATACGACACTTGCAGCAAGGATTCCCATTTTGGCTGCAATAGCCGCTGAATGGGCGACAATCGCGGCAGCCAAAGCCGCTGCTGGAGAAGGTGGAGGCACTGTTGGTGGTTTTGGAAAAACTGGATCTATGATGGGCGGAATGACAGGAAGTACAAAACGAATGCTCATGGGCGCAGGTTTGAAAGTTGGAGCCGTTGGAGGAGGAATTGGAGTATTATCTACAATGATGGACGAAGGTAGGGGATTTAACACAGCGGGCGTTCTCGGAGGCGCAGCTTCTGGTGCAGGCATGGGAGCTTCGATAGGAACTATGATATTACCTGGCGTCGGCACAGCAATAGGCGCAGGAATCGGCGCAATCGGCGGAGGATTGTTGAGTTGGTTCCACGACGGAGGCGGAGTCGGCGGAACAGGAGATACTCCAGCTATGGTGCAAGGCGGAGAAGCGGTTGTTCCAATACAGAGAACCCCCGCAGCAGAAAACTTGGCAAGCATGGTTGCAGAAAGATCAGGCGGAGGAGACAACACCGCAGTCGTAGCAGCAATTAACGCACAAACTCAGGCAATAGTCGCCGCCATCAAAGGCTCTGGAGATTACGTTCTTACCATTGGCAAGACAGAGGTCGGAAGAGTAATAAACCAACATCTCGGAGAACCAGGTTCGGCTCCACTAAGGCTTAAAACAGCATGACGACAACTCCAGCAAACATGAGAGTCTACAGCGGACAACATAAAGCAATATCCGTCGCAGGCTGGGCAGACAATCAAGGCTATGTCGTAAGGTTTGTTCACGAACCAACTGGACACGCAGTAGAGTTCCCAGCCCTAATATCAGATTTTACAGACACGCACTCGCCAACTTTCGGACAGACTCACGGCGCAAACATGCATGATCCTATCGTGACTCTAACAAAAACAGATAGGAAGATATCATTCATACTAACAGTTTTGAACGCATCATTAGAAGAAGCAAGATACAATAGACAATGCGTGAATCTCCTAATACAAATGCTATATCCAACCGTGTCAGAGGACGGAAACTTTGTAGGCAAGCCATTTATAAACATTCATATGATGAACTTGCTGGAAGGAGCGATAAGTGGAGAAGGCGTAACTTGTGTCGTCGAAGGGCTTGACTATGGAATCAAGTTTGATGACGGAATCATAAACGACACCGAAGGCATCATAGAACTAAACCGTTCTGGAAAAGAGATATATCCACAGAGTTTAGAAATAAACATTAGCGCCAAAGCAATCATCGATAGTAACGAAGATGAAGATAGAGTAAGTCCATTCCCTGTAAACTACCCATCATACGGAGGGTAATGAGTTATGCCAAATGATGATGAAACAGTGTCAGAGGGAACTGAGCAACCATCTTGGACTGCTTTGGGAACAGTTCACCAAGAAAGATTCTATGCTGAAGATGGGCAGATTGTTGTCGAAGGGCAAACCTATGAACCAGTCATAAGAGCAACTTTAGGAATCATAGGCGAAGCGCTCTATCCGCCGCTTCAAATAGTCGAGATGCCGCCCAAAAATTCCACCCTTGCGCCAGAAGATGAACCAATTAACTTAGACTTCTTTATGATTCCAACGACATTCAACGAGACATTCAAGTCAAGATGGAGCGCAGAAGACTTATCACACGGACGCATAAATCCAATACACAACTATGGCGGAACGCAAAGAGAGATATCCCTCTCGTTCACTCTCGCCGCATTCACCGTTGCAGAGTCAAAAAGCAACCTCTCTGTTTGTCAAGATCTTGCGAGAACAGTGTACGGAAGATACAGAGAACTGAATCAAACAATCGTAGACGCAGTGAGTGAAGTCACTAGAACAAGAGTCAACACTGTATTCGGAGGACATAGAGAGTTCAAGGTTGACTTCGGTGGATTGATACGAGACGAAACAGCATTCATCAACAAGTTTGCTTTTACCGCAGATATGGACGCAGGAGTCTTTGACTGGGACGAAGAATCTTGGTGGAATAACAATGATACTGATGTGACGCACAAAACCCTCGGCGTTATATTGCCGAGAGCAGTAAAGATTGAGATTGGATTCACCATTGTCCACGATAGACTTTTGGGATTCGGAGGGCAAAATAGACCTGGCGAGCCATTGCGCTGGGGGCATAATCCAACTGGCATCAATAGAGATTGGCCACATGGAACAGGACAAATAGGCGTTCAGGAATATATGAGCAAGTCCGCAAAGCGAAGCAGGACAAACCTCCCAAAAGTTATCCGCCCAAGTGACGATGAATATGATAATCCAGTGACTGAAATGACAGACATCTATTCACTATCTGAAGAAGCAGTAGAAGACGCAGCAACTCGCGGTAGAGTGCGAACTGCGAGAGAAGCAAGCAACCACAGAAACGATGCGTCATGGAGACTCCATGTAATCATAGAGGGTACAGCCGACGATGCCACTGAAGAAGAGAAACAGTTGATGAGGGACGTTGAATGGGTTCATGAGAATCCAGAATAATGATAAAAACAAACAACAACTATTTATATCACGGAGGAAAATACATTGGCGAGTAACTCAAAAAGAATGTCAAGAAGGTTCAAGTTTGTAGGCGTGAACAATAATGGAGAGACTCCAAAACTCGTCAAGCAGTATTCAACGCCTACAAATATTAGATTATCTGCCGCTCAAAAACGCACACTAACTGAAGTCGATCATATTTGGAAGACAGGAGATAGGTATTATAAACTAGCGGAGAGATATTATGGACGCCCTCAGTATTGGTGGGCAATAGCTCTCTATAACAATAAGCCAACCGAGGGGCATGTAAAACTCGGAGATGCAATAAAAGTACCACTTCCTCTTGAAAAATACCTGAGATATCTATAATGTCTTCATTTACAATGGATAGCGTAAAGCAGACTCAGGCATATTTGTTGGATGAAGCGGTTAAGATACACAACAAATTTCGAAGGAACTCTACTATTGCATCGCTCCATAAAAGACCATTGGTGCCCCTAATAGCGCTCTCTACTTGGGAATCAACAAATTCTCCAAGCACAGCCAATTCATCAATCAGGAAGCAGTTTCTTGAACTTCCTGATGATTTTCTGAACAGCCTGACGCCTGAGATAAAAGTCTATAAGACGTACATAAATCAAGATGGCGAAGAGTATACTTATCTCCTCCCAATGGGAAGGTACTTGGAACAAGATGGCGTAACACAGGGAGTAGTTGTAAAAAGTGCAGAGTGGACGAGATTGGGCGGAAACCCAGCAGAGATAAATACGAACATAAAGTTCAACTTGAAGCTATTTGCAAAAGACATCACCACATTTTTCGTGAAAAACGAAGTAATGCCGATGGAGCCGTTTACATGGACACCTCCATCAGAATTTGCTTTTACCGTTGCTGAGTCCGAAGCTACTTCCGCTGTAATACGTAATTTGGAACAGGCTCAACAAATCAATCAAGACACGTTAAACGCCCCTGTAAGAGATGCCCGTCTCCCTGCCATCACACCAGAAGAAGCACAACTCATCGCCGAGAGCCAGGCAGACATTGAACGACGTATAAGCCAAAATATGAGTAAGTTGACACGACTAAATAATAAAATAGACGACTTGGCACAGTCGGCACAAGACGTAGCCGCAAACGGAATGCGGAGAGTGCAGTGGATAGATTTGATAAAAATAGATCCAGGACAAGAATTGGAAGTTGCGAGGGATGCCGAATTGGTAACTTCAGATAACCAAGTGAGAATAAAAGTTGAAATAGGATATATAAGGCCCACCACTAAACCAATCAACTATAATAAGGATGACTGGGAGTTGTGGGCAGACGTAATAGAGGAGCAAAGAGAGACATTTTATCTAAGTTTGTTTAAGCATCAATTTGATTTCAGAGGAAATGACGGCATTGAACTGTCAGTTGATTACATAGCATCTGCCGATGCAATACAACTTTCCCCACGAGCGGACTTGTTTGACAATCCTGAAATTAAGATGAGATTAAAAAGACTTCGAGGAGAAGTAAAAAATAAAGAAAAGCAAATAAAAGCCGCCGCGCAGCAAGAGACTTCCACTGCTGTTACGGATGCGTGCATAAGTACATTGCAAAACTCAATAGCGAACATAGAAGAGAGAATGAGAAAAATAAACTCTAAAAATAAGTTGAGACTATTGAATCAAATTTATCTACGAGGAGACTCCCATGTGGGACAGGTATCCGCAGGAAAGCCAGTCCACTATTCGAGAGTATATTGGCGTCGTTACGACACAATAGTCGCCAGTGAAGATTCTCCCGTCAGGCAAAACAATCCAGAATACGGGTTTGGAGATGGCAACACCGTAAGCGGACTTCAAGAATTCGGAGGGGCATCAATACAAATGGCGGATCAAGATTTTGCAACTGACGGCGATGCAACAGGAGAGTCTGTCACGTCAAGAAACTATGACACAATATCTAGAAGCTCGGATATGTTTATTTTTCTAGGAGACATAATAGATGCAGCTATTGAGCTTCTCGTTCCAACTGGCATCACCATAAATAGTTCATGGCGCAGCACCACTAGCGTCAGGGGGTTAGCTCCTTGGACTTGGATTGGTCCTTTATCGCATGAAGAAGAAGACTACGACTCGACATATCACCCGCCTATGTCATGGGAGTCGTTAACAGCCGCTGGTGCGGCGGTAGAGAGGTGCGATACTGCACTCAAGGCATTCGGAGGTATCGTGATGGGCTGGGTTTCTTACACAAATCCTAACAATACCGATCAAACTAGGAAATTACCAATGAGAGATATCCCAATAGCTTTAGACATATTCAGATCATGGTGGATTAATAAATTTGTAAGATCTGGAAGGAATACATTGCCGTTGAAAGACTTCATGTCTGAGTTAATGAGATTTGTTGAAAAAGATGTTTTCCAAGATATTCCCATTGAATACGGAACAAATACCGACAAAATAGATACTCCAAAATTTATTATAAATTCCAATCCAGTAAATGGTTTTTCTAGAATATACGACAGAATATACGGCATCCCCAGCGGCGAGAGTTTAATAGATAAAATGTCTTATGCCTCTATGTCAGAGTTAGCCGCCACATTTTCTGGCTCTCACGAGGGATCTTCTCTGTTTTTGACGAGCATAGAGCAAACTGATAATAAACCAAAATTACAGCCGACGACTCCAACTATAGTCTTTGGAGAAACTGCCGAAGGTTTACTGAAGTCAATCACGTTCGAGCGAGAAGACATACCAGGGCACGCAGAGGCAAGATTGTTTTCAGATAGGACTTCAGTTGCAGGAAATATTGCGCTAAGGGAAAAATACAATACAAAAGTAGACTTATTGGGAACGACGACATTGCTACCAGGTTCTTTGTTGTACATAGATCCTCTGCCGCTTGATTTGGGATATGCTGAAAGAAAAGATTCCTTAGCACGCTCTCTCGGACTTGGTGGAATGTATAGAGTAGTTAATCTTACAAGCAATATAAACTTTGATGGTTCAAGTAACGGGTGGGAAACGACAGTAAACACTAAGTGGGAGGCATTCTCCGACGGAAACAACGGAACTTCCGCAGCAACAAATCCATCTAGCGAGGATCTCGGCGTCTGCGCCGATTTAGAGGCGGATGCGGCGGAAACCCCCGTTCCATCAAGACCGTTTACTTCAACGGGGGGCGTCTGCTTTGCGGCAGGAACCGAAATATCCATGCACGATGGTACTAAGAAAAATATTGAAGATATTGTAATCGGCGACACTGTTTTATCTTGGGATGAAGAAACAAACGAAATTACAAGAGGAAATGTCAGCGGATTGAATCGACCGCTTCACGATGATATGGTTAATTTGACATGGGGTAACATCACTAATAAAAATACATTCGATCATCCATTTTACGTGAAGGGTAAAGGTTGGTGTTCCTATGCGCCAGATCTGACGTTGAAAAGATACGCCTCATTCGAAACTGTCGAAAAGCTCGAAACGGGTGATATATGCTATTATATTAATGGGAGTGAGTTGGAAGAAATTAAACTATCCAACATAGAAGAGGAGATGGGCATGATACAGACATATATTTTCTCTGTGGAAGTCTATAATACATTTTTTGCCAACAATATTCTAACTCACAATAAATAAGAGATATCAATAACTTCCATGAAACAAACACCCAAAAACATCTTCTCCCTCCGCAAGCAATACCTTGAGGAGGTAGTCCGCTTGTCCAAACACATCAACTTTCACGACTCATCTCTACGTCCAAACTACGGCAGAGTTGACTTATTAGGCAACGCAGTCTATCCATCGGAGAAGTATCTCACGCCCATCCCATCAGAGGGATCACTCTACGCCCTCAACTTTGTTGCCGATGCTTTCAAGGACTTCCGAGAATACTACCTCAAAATGGCTACAGCAGGAGGAATAAGACAAGGACAGGGCGCTCTCTCTATCGTAAAGCCAATCCGAGGTTGGGAAAGTATGCACACACTCTATGGAAAGAACATAGATGACATCTACGGGAAGCTCGTCAGTCTATATTTCGAGAAAACAGGAGCGAGCGGAGAACAGTCAGACAGGCGTCCAGAAGACTTTGAACAGTTCGCAGGATTATTAAACGACTTACTATACACGAAGGGAAACGAGATAAGACTGACTCGCTCCTCAT